TGGTGCTAAGAGAGGACAGTATTTAATTAGTAATTTCCTAAAAAATATGCCTAATTTAAAAAGATTAAGAGATAATATTACTGAAGCAGCAAAGTCTGGTACAGTTAAAGGTTTAGATGGTAGGCAGCTACATATAAGATCACCTCATGCCAGCCTTAATACTCTTCTTCAAGGGGCTGGTGCAATTATCTGTAAGCAATGGCTTGTACATATAGATGAACGAATTCGTAAAGCAGGTATAGATGCTAGGCTTGTAGCTTCTGTTCACGATGAATACCAATTTGAAGTAGCAAAGAAAGATATAAAAAGCTTTGGATGGATAACCAAGCAAGCTATGCAGGAAACAACGCAGACACTCAAGATGAAGTGTCCACTCGATTGTGAATACAAAGTAGGAAACACATGGGCAGAGACACATTAAATAAAAGTACTTGACTAAGGAATTACTATGTGCTATACTTCGACAACAACTAGAAAAGGAGAGAGATGGCAAACAAAACTTTAAACACCTTGTTAAACAACATTTTTAAACAAATTTTTAAGGAGAGTACAAATGGCTACACAAAATAGCGTGATTTCAGGTGAAGCATGGTTTGCATGGATAACGAAACCCAGCACAATGTTTAAACCTGAAGGTGAATGGATCATCAATGTCGCAAATCTCGATGCCAAAAATAAGAAGTTGGCAGAGGCAGAGGGTCTGAATGTTCGTAATGGTCATAACACAATTCCAGGTCATTATGTTAAACTAACTCAGTCCACCACTGATTTCAACGGCAATCCTCGATTGGTGGAGGTTGTTGATGCTGATCGTAATCCATTTTCCAGAGATAAACTTATTGGTAATGGTTCTAAGGTCAATGTTAGTTACCGCCCATCCAAGTATATGAGTAGGCAAACCGGAGAGGAAGCTACTAAAGGATGGCTAAATAAAGTTCAAGTAGTAGACTTAATCGAATACATTCCCGAAGATACAACCTTTGATGTTGTGCCTGGTGGATATGTAAATGAAGCTGAAGAAATTCCCTTTGCTTCTTAACCCCTAAAGGAGACTTGGAGGGTGGTTAGTGAGCTATTGCTCAATCGGGCCGAACACTATTAGGCAACTAACCACTCTCTCTTTTTTTATATGAAAAAAATTGATACATTAGTACAAGATATATATAATTTATTTTCTCCTAGTCCTGTGAAGATGGATGAGAAAGAAGTAGATAAGTATATTGATATTTGTGGAGATATGATCAAGGTTCATATCAAAGAATTTCTTTATGAAAAACCTCAAACAAATGGACACCTAAGATTGTCAGCTATCGGTAAGCCAGATAGACAACTCTGGTATAATATTAATAGTACTAAGCAACGAGAAACTCTTACTCCCAGTACCCGAATTAAATTCTTATATGGTTATATCCTTGAAGAGCTATTGTTATTATGCTCTTCGATTGCAGGACACAAAGTCGAGCAGCAACAAAAAGAAGTTGAAGTAGAGGGAGTTAAAGGACATCAAGATGCTGTAATAGATGGGGTTCTGGTTGATTGTAAGAGTGCTTCAGGCCGAAGCTTTCAGAAATTTAAAAATAATACTCTTATAACAGATGATCCTTTCGGCTACATCTCACAGATATCTGCCTATGCAGAGGCTAATAATATAGATGAGGCTGCATTCCTTGCCATTGATAAGTCTACCGGAGAGATATGTTTGACATCCCTGCATCCGATGGAAATGATCAATGCTAAAACCAGAGTTAAATATCTTAAAAAGATGGTGGATAATCCTGATATTCCTGAGAGATGTTATCCTGGAGTTCCTGATGGCAAGTCCGGTAACCTTAAACTTTCAGTTGGCTGCATCTATTGTGGACATAAGAAAGAATGCTGGGCAGATGTTAATCAAGGTCAGGGCATAAGAGTATTTCAGTATGCGAATGGGAAAAGATTTATGGTTCAAGTAGGTAAAGAACCTGATGTTCCTGAGATAGCTTTATCATAAGTAATGCATTGGGTATCTGATAAAGAACCAGACCTTTCTCAGTTTGGATTTGTCTACATTATAACTAATTTAAAAAATAAAAAATCTTACATTGGATGTAAACAATATTTTAATTATAGAAAGAAGAAAAAGAAATCAGAATCAAATTGGAAATCTTATATGGGATCAAGTAAACCACTCCTTGAAGATATTAAAAAGATAGGAAAGAAAAACTTTCAATTTGAAATTATCGGAGAGTTTAAAAACAAGAGAAGTCTAAGATATTATGAATGTTATTATCAAATGAAACTTCATGTCCTGACAGCTACACTGGAGGGAACAGATGAACCTGCTTATTATAATAATTATATAGGAGGTAAATTTTATAGACCAGTAGAAGAACATCATGACTCTTTCTTCTGATGTCTCAGTTGAATCTTTATATGATTTAACAAACAAAGATTCTTATCAAGCTCTATATCTTTCTGTTATCTTACAAGCTATTCTAGATCTATGCAAACCTGAGACTGAAGGAGAGCCTAGTGAAATAAAAATACAAAGAGATCAAGCTGACGCTTGGTTTTTTTCTTCTATTGGTGTAACGTGTGAAGACTTTGAAACTGTATGTTTGTATGCTAAAGTTGATCCTGTTAAGATAAGGGTATTTGCATACGAAGCTATTAAATCTGGAGATACTAAAAATGTCAGAAGAAAATTCCAATCCTTACTCTAGTCCTTTAGACAAACAAGTAGGTGGAGATCATTATAAAGATTGTGTTATACAACCTACAGTTTATTGCCAATTGAATAAGTTAAATACATGTGAAGCTAATATTGTAAAATATATTACCAGACATAACAAGAAAGGAGAAGGAAAGAAGGACATCGAGAAAGTAATTCATTATGCTGAAATGTTACTGGCATTAGAATATCCAGAAGAGGGGCAACAAGCAGATCTATTTAATGATTTAATAGAAAGGGGTAAGCATGTTCAAATCAAATCGTAATCCACAATTTAGATCCAAGTTCAGTGAGGATATATTTTATACTAAGTACTCTCATGAAGGGGCAGAAACTTTTCATGAGTTAGCTTGCACACTCGTCGAGGATGTATGTCAAAACTATCTTAGTAAAGATGAGAAGGAAGCGTTGATAGATCACATATCCAACCTTCGATTTCTTCCAGGCGGCAGGTATCTTTACTATGCTGGTAGGGAAAAGAAGTTCTTTAATAATTGTTACCTCCTTAAAGCGGAGGAAGATACCAGAGAAGATTGGGCTAACCTGTCTTGGAAGTCTGAGTCCTGTCTTATGACAGGCGGTGGTATTGGAGTAGACTATTCGACTTACAGACCAGAAGGACAAACCCTGAAAGGTACTGGCGGTATATCCAGTGGTCCTATACCTAAGATGCAGATGATCAACTCCATAGGTCAGAAGGTCATGCAAGGAGGCAGTCGAAGGTCTGCTATCTATGCGTCCCTGAACTGGAAGCACGATGATGTAGATAAATTTCTCACAGCCAAGAACTGGTTTGATATGCCTGTAGGTAAGACAGATGAGGTAGGTTCTCCCTTACCCGGAATGTCTTATGGAGATATAAAACAACAGGACTTTAACTTTCCTGCTCCCCTGGACATGACTAATATATCTGTTAATTATGATACTGAATGGTTGTTAAACTATTGGGAGAAAGGAGATCTAGGCCATGTCTTTAGGACTAATGTGCATCAGGCTCTTAAAACAGGTGAGCCTGGATTCTCATTCAACTTCTTTGAGAAGGAAAATGAAACCCTCAGAAATGCGTGTACGGAGGTTACTAGTGAAAACGATAGTGACGTATGCAATCTGGGGAGCCTTAATTTTGCTCGTATTGACGACCTTAATCAGTTGCAAGAGGTTGTCCAGCTTTCCACAAAGTTTTTATTGTGCGGCACCCTCAGAGCAGCACTCCCCTACGAGAAAGTGTATGAAGTTAGAAATTCAAATAGACGTTTAGGTCTTGGCCTGATGGGTCTTCATGAGTGGTTGATACAACGTGGACATAAGTATGAAACGACACCAGAACTGCACAGATGGTTCAAGGTATATGAAGCTGAGTCAGATAAGGTAGCTAGATCTTTTTCTAATACACTTAACATCTCTGTTCCTATTGCTGTCAGGGCTGTAGCTCCTACTGGTACAATAGGAATACTGGGAGGTACATCTACCGGAGTAGAGCCTATCTTTGCTGTCTCTTATAAGAGAAGGTATCTGAAGAACAAGAGATGGCATTACCAGTATGTAGTAGATAGTGCTGCTCAAGAGATGATCGAACTTTATGATGTCAAGCCTGAGAGTATTGAGTCTGCCCTTGATCTGGTAACCAACTATGAAAGGAGATTAAACTTTCAAGCCAATGTTCAGGAATATGTAGATATGGCTATCTCCAGCACAATTAATCTACCAGCCTGGGATACAGAGGACAACAACGAAGGGAAGGTAGAGGACTTTGCCCAGACCTTGGCTAAGTATGCTCACAGATTGAGGGGTTTCACCTGTTATCCTGATGGATGTAGGGGTGGTCAGCCTTTAACTAAGGTTCCTTATAATGAAACCATTGAAAAATTAGGGGAAGAATTTGAGGATAATGTACAACCTCATGATATTTGTGAGATCACCGGATCAGGTGGAACTTGTGGAGTTTAAAAAAAAGACTTGGTATATGGTTAAAAATGTAGTATAATATAGTATATAGAATGCCAATAGTGGGTTCTATAAACTCTTGCTTAAGAAGGAGAATACTATGAATGTACGCCTTGAAGGTAATTGGGGATTCCTTGATACCC